ACCAATTATTACTGGCTCCGCTATCTCTTAATGGACGTAAAATTTTATTTACAATTTGTGGACGTTCTGGCGCCGAGCCTTTACTTCCTAAACCATCAAGGGTAATAGAGCCTACTTTAATTGTATCTGGTGTAGTACCAGTGTAGTCAAATAAACCATCGTTATTAATTAAATGATAAGCTTGCTCATATGTTGCACGCTTTACAAGTTGAATCTCATAAGGCAATGCTTTAAAATCTGAATCAAAGTCATCATTGGCAGAAACATCTGCCCATTCATAAGTAGAGCTAAAAACTAGATCTCGACCTCGTGAAGGGAGATAAACACCTCCCTCACGTGGCCATGCGAGATTCTGAGTGTCCTCAGTAGTGTATCCGGCGAAACTTAGCTGATCTAAGTATGCTGTGGCGGTTACTAAAGCTTGTTCTTTAGAATCGTCAGTAGCCGTAGACCAGGCAGCAACGTCGAGTCGATTCTCAAAATAAGATTCGGCCTCATCGAGAGTCACGTATGAATTTACGCCGAGTACTAAAGACATAGGATACTCCTACAAGGATTACGAGTGGAATACTGGAAGAATACCGAGGTTCAACATGTCGAACTTACGCTCGAAAGTAGTATTAGTTGCAAGAGTAGCATTTGAAGCAAACGCATTCTGTGCACCTGAAGCTACTGAGTAACCCATTGGATGAGCTACATAACCCCAACGATACCAAATATCAGTAGTACCACCACCGTTGTACTTGTTCGCATCGCGATACAATTCAACAGGCATTGGAACATTAAGCTGAGCCATTTCGATAGCACCTGGCTTACACAAGAAGGTAGTCTTAGTTGACAATGCATTAACATCAGAGTCAGCAGCACGGTTACCTTGGTCTGCACGAGTTACGATCAAACGGAACTTACCACCGAAGATGGTAGAGAATTCCAAGTTACCTTCGGTAACAGTGGTTTGGTCAACCAAGTTAGCAACACGCAACTTAGTAAGAATCTCTGGAGAAGTAACCATGTATAGGTAATCTGGCTCGTAATCAGCAAAGCCAAGAGAAACAGCTTTGAACAAGTTTTCACCAAGAACAGCACCATAACCAGTAGAGGTAGAACCGCCAATGATCAAATCGCGAGCGTTAGTTTCGCTGTCTGCAGCTGTACCATAAGCACCTGCAGCGTTGATGTCAACGTAGAAACCAGTAGTAGTAGCAGAGTAATCTTGACCAAAGTCAGCAATACCGCCAGTACCGTTGTCAGAAGCAATTTTGCTTTCTGCGCCAGCAACACCTTTCAATACAGAAAGGATAGCGTCATGCTCGTCTTGAGCGCGTACTTCACCGAAGTCACGAGCGATCTTTGCTAGACCGTCTTGCTGTGATACAACACGCTGCATGTTAATTTCTTGCGCACCGTGTGTACGAACAGTCTTAACGTAAGTCAAGTAATCACTGGTGTATGATTGCTTTGAGCCATCAGTAGCTGAAGAAAGTGAAGCAACGTTAACAGTTTGAGAAGAGTAAGGCTTGAAGAAACGAGCCTGACCAATATAGGTTTCAGTAGATGGATCAATTTGAGCTGAACCACCGACAATGCCGGTACCAGACAATTTCTTTGCGTTGGTATAAGTCTCGTCAGAGTAAGCACCCAAAGCAGCCTGAAGGGCAAATGTAAAGTTACCCATAGTAGTATTTGAAGCAGCCATTTTAATTCCTCATTAAATGTATAGCATTAAAAATTATAACCACCGCCTTCCGGAGCTTGCTTAGCAAAGTGAGCTAGCATTTCTTCGGTCGACATTTCAGTGAGTGGTTTAGAAGACGTTGTATCTGCAGTAGAGTTACCGGTAGTGGCACCAAAACCGCTATTTACTTTAGCCTTTAATAAAAATGAGTTATCTTCATCTTTGGTGAAGTGATCAACAAATTCTCTAACGGAAACGCCTGACTTGTGCTGCCAAACTCCATTTTGATCTTGGGTCAGCTGGTTTACGATACGATCGAAAGCCATTTCTGCTGCTAGATCAGAACGGAAATCAACACCACGCAGAGCATCTTTGACGTTCTGGTCGCGAGTCAATTTAGTGTTTTCCTTCTGCAGAGACTCCATTTTAGCTTTCATCTCTGCCATTCGTAGTTCAGCCACCTCTTTGTGGCGGCCTTCCTCCTCCATCCGCTTAATTTCGGCCTGACGCTTCTCTTCTTCTAGCGCCACTTTTTCTGCAAGTACTGTATCTCGAGCTGCATAGACTTCGTCTAGCTTTGCTTTAAAATCAGCTTTTGCTTTAGCTACTTCGTCAGCAACGCGGCTTTCAACAATAGCTTTTAAATCTTCATCTTCGATATGTGGTGCAGGGTTAGAAGCCTCTGCGGAAGGATTTTCAACTTGCTGAACTTCTTCGTTCATATTATTCTCATTATTATTTTCAGACATTATTATCTCCTTAAGACACAGTCTTACTAACCACTGATCACAGATCAGCGACATTTGGATTTTTATACAACAAAAGAAGCCCCAATAAGTGGTAACTTAAAG